TTGGCGCCGATGCGACCCAGTTTGGTCCAAACATTATGACTGGCGCTATCGAATTGAACGGCCGGCCACTTGTTAATGGGCTTGAGCCGAGTGCTGGAGCGCGGATGCGCAAGGCGTTGCATCAGCACCATGAACAACTAAGCCACGGCTCGGCTACGTCCGATATGCCCGCGCTGGAAACGCAACAGCCAGGTTATAGGTCGCGCGCATGATCCTGCCCGGCGGCATTCCATCCGACCATCAAAAGCTCATCACCCAAGTCAATGAGTGGATCGAGATTTGCCGCGTCAGCGTCGGGATGCGCAAGTCGTACTACCGATTGCTCAACGCCATCGCCGAGACCGGCAAGTACGACGGCACGAAAGCGCTCGTGAACATGATGGCGCCAAGCCTCAAGCGCACGGCGGCACACCTTTTCAGTCCGGTTGAGCTTAAGTTTGCGCTTAGCTTTGATCATCCGCAAGCGCCGGTTACCTACCAGCGGGGCCAAGAAGTCTCGAAGCAGCTTACGCTCAACTGGGAGCGCAACGGGACCGGCAATACCTTTGGCCGCGGCACTTACGAAGCGTTGAAATATGGCGCTGCCTTCCTCAAGCAATGGACCGAGCGCGATTCCGAGGACCATCTGGTGCTCAAAGATCGCCTTGTGATGCCGTGGAACCTGGGCGTCTTCCGCGAGGATCGCAGTCTCGACGAACAGCCGATCATTTGCGAGACCACCACGCTGACATTGCCGGAAGTCTGGCAGAAGATCTGGAAATTCCCCAATGCTGAGAGACTATTCGAGCGGGTCAAGTCACATACTGCTCGTGGCGATGCGGGGTCGGAGCCGAACAGCTTCTTCCATCAGGTGCTGTCCACGTCGCAACTGAATACCGGCGTGCAAGGCATGGTCAGTCCGGTGCCCGGTGGCATCGTTCAGCTCAACAGCGACCCCAATTATGCGCTGATGGGGCCGACTATTGCCGCCGAAGTGGTCGAGTTTCACGAATTGTGGGTACAGGACGAGCACGATTACATCACGATTCAGATGATCATGCCCGATATTCTCATCACGCCGCTCTTTAGTCGCATCGAGAAGCGCGATGTGATGATGAAGAAGCAGAATGCGCTTGGCGCCGGCAGCCGTTTGCAGCCCTATCGCATCATCCAGCCGAATGAGACGACCGACTGGATATGGGGGCGCTCTGAATTGGTCGATGTGATCGAGCCGCAGCAGCTTTTGTCGGCATGGTGCGACGATGCCAAGCGCCTGGTTGGCTTGCAGATCGACAAATTCCTCGGTTTTTCCGGCGAAAACGGCATGACCGACGAGCTTTACGCCCAGGCGCGCATGGCCGGATACGCCAATCTGGGGCCGGGGGCGAAAGTCGAGGATTTGACGCCTAAATTCCCCGAGCAACTGTTGCCGATGGTCAAGTGGCTCATGGAAACCATCAACGTGATCCTCGGTTTCCCGCCGATCATGCAAGGCCAGGGCGAACCGGGCGTGCGCGCCGGCTCACATGCCAATACCTTGATGAAAACCGCATCCCCGGACCTTCGCGACCGCTCGCTGCTCGTCGAACAGCAGTGTGCCGCGGCTGCGGACCTCACTTTGACTCTGATGGAATTGAAGGACGAACGATTCTATTGGACCAAGGCTGATAATCCGATCAAGGACATCGAGGAAACCAAGTTCTTGCTGTCGGACGTGTCCGACGACTGGCGCGTGACCGTCGATAGCCATTCGTCATCGCCGATTTTTGCCGACGAGAACGCCCAACTGGTGCTCGCGCTCAATGGACGAGGCATTGTCGATGGAGAATACGTCATTAACAACACGGACGCTCCGAACAAGGAAACCGCGATTCAGGCGTTCCGAAAGAAACAGGAAGGGGAGAAGCAGATGTTTGAACAGCTTCTCAAGATCGATCCTGAAGCGGCGATCAAGTCAATAAGCAAGGGTGGCCACGGCCACCACTAGCGACCTAAATCGTGGTAGTGGTATTTTTGGGTCGCGTAGATCGAATTCTTGGATCGAGCCGTCCTGCATATACCAGACGATGTAGTACGTAGTTTCAACCCATTCCATTCATTCCTCCAGGGATGGGACTGAGAACTCTCGGGCCGCCTCGGACAAGCCCTTGATCGCTCTGGGCGCGTTGCTGTGCGCTGTTTTGAATTCTTGCGTTGTGCAGCATCAACTCGACCGCCGCCAGCTTCGACTGGTCCATATCCTCGATCAGAACGCCGTGGATCGACAGCGCTTTGAATTCGCCGTGCTGGCCGAAGTCATCGTCGATGTGCAGGTCTTGCGTGGGATGATCGGTCTTGAAGTTTTTGAAGCTTTCCGCTTTTTCCTTGGTTCGAAACAGGAAGCGGAGCGACGCGGGGCCGACAATAACGGTGATGCTATGCACGTTTTTTACTCCTGAGTCGTTGGCTGTCCACCCATTTCAAGAATTCATCTTTCGGAATTCTAGCGCGTGAGCGGCGTAATTTTATGACCGGCGGACCATCCTTTTTGCGCATCCAGATGTAAAAAGTGTTGGCGTGGATGCGCAGGTAACTCGCAGCTTCCTTGACGGAGAGGAAAGCGCCCGAATCCATATTGGCCATGAGATGCCTTGAATTATCGATAAAAGCGTATGAAGCACGATAGTTTCAAACGATGGCTTTGGCAAGTGGGTCGCCTTTAAGGTGGCGTGTCGGTGCCTAATGGTGGGTGCCTGATAGATGCAACCTTGAAAGGACAACCGATGTTCGTCCGCGAAAAGCGCAAGCATCGCAAGGGCCGCAAGTAAGCCCATGCCTGAAGGCACCCCCGGCCAAGTTCCTGGCCAGCCGCAGCAACCACAAGCACCTTTCGGTTCGACGCCGGCCGTTTCGCCATCGCCCAACCGCGGTCACGAGGCTGCCGGGCTACAGAAGCTGGGGGTTGCACTTCAGAGTCTCACCGATGCACTCCCGCTGGTCGGCGCCAGTTCCGAACCGGGGCAAGCCATTCTCGACATGATCAAGAAACTGGCCAAGTTCGTACCGCCTGGCACGATGACGCCGGCTGCCAACCGCAACCAGCTTGAAGCCACGGCGATGAAGCAGGGACAAAACAATCAGCAAATGCAGGCGCTCAAGCAAATGCAGGCTGGTGGTCAAGGTGGCGCAGCCGGGGCGCAGCAGAAACCGCCGATGGCCGCATGAGCATCTTCAAGACCGAGGTGCCCGAAGGAATTTGCTGCACGACCGATCAGGTTGTGAGCGCGACGATCGATCCCAATGCGGAAATGCGCTTGCCGGGTTTGAGGAAAATGCCCGAGATGAGCGTGCAGAATACTCAGCCGGGGGCTGTTCGAAGAAAGTCAGGAGACCAGTCATGAATCTTTTCCAAAACTCGGCCAAGACGGTGCCGATGAAAGCCGACGACCAGACCATTCGCGTCGATCTCGACGTGAACGAGATCGGCGGCCGGAAAAGCCATCTGCCGGCTGCGGACAAGTCGAGTGCGCTGCCGATCAGTCACGTTCCGAATGCCGGCTCCACCATCGGTGGGAAGTAAGCCATGGCGAAGGTCATCGAGGTTGACGAAACCGAGTTTGCCAACGGCCAGCAGACAATTGCCGCCGTTCGCAAGCTGATGGCGCATCCCGAAGCGTCGCTCTTGATCGAGAAGGCGCGCAAGCTTGTCGAGCCTGATGCGCCGACGCCGCGGCTTGATGCCCACAAGCAGGTCAACGAGCCGATCGAGAAGCTGCACACCGAGATCGCCGATCTGAAAAAGTCGCTCGCGGATCGTGACGCCGAGCGCGAGAAGAACGAGAAGCTGTCGGCGCTTGCCACCCGCGTGGAGAAGGGCAATTCCAAGCTTCTCTCCGAAGGCTGGACCGCAGACGGCCTCAAGGCGCTCGACGAATTCCGCGAGAAGGAAGGCATCCTCGATCCGGTTCATGCCGCTGCCGTGTACGAGAAATTGCACGGTTCGCAGGTTACGCCGGCCACGCCGTCCAGTCACTTCGGCAGTTGGGACTTCACCAATCCTTCCAAAGAATCCGAGGACTACACCAAGAAGCTCTTGGAAACCAAGGGCGAGAGCGAGTCGCTTGTTATGCAGCAGGCGATGAAGTCGTTGAAAGAGTTTCGGGGACGATAATGCGAACAGGTCCTAGAAAACCTGTGCCCATGTTTGAATGCCCCGGCTGTGGGGTAACTTTTACTCGTCCCCGGAATCGAGTGAAGAAGAACAAAAATAAATTTTGCTCGATTAGTTGCTCTGCAAAAATGCAACTTCGTCAGCGAGATTTTGGCGATGGGTTTATTACTTACTGGGATGTAAATAAATCTGCTTACGTGAAACATGATTTTAATATTGCAAAA